GCGCGCGCGGGCATCATCGAGCATGTAGGGCCAGCCAAGGCGCCAGTCGGTGCTGGTCAGGGCAATCGAGCTGGTCTCGAAGTTGCTGTCGCCCAGAATAATCAGGTGCGGGGATGCAGCCACGGGCACCGTGTGCTCATACCAGTCGATGCGGGGACTGCCGTTGAGGCTCACCACGCCGGGAGAGCCCATCATCCGGGCGCTATTGGCCGGGGCCGATGTGTTGTTGAAGACGTAGCTGTAGGCGTATTGGGCCCCGTCGCTCTCGCGCGTGACGCTCATCGACCAGGACAGGCGATGCTTGATCGCCTCGATCACGTAGCGACCACCCGCCGCGCAATATCCGGCAGGCAGCGGCGCCGATGCCGCGAGGGTGGCCGCGCCGGCCGCATCCACCGCATACAGTTCGAGCGCGCCGCTTTGCCCGTTGAGCACCACCCCCGCGCCATAGGCCTCGACGAGCGAGCAATCGAAGAGCATGCCCGGCGCATCGGTGGCAGCAGCCAGCGTCACGCCCGCCCGAGCGATCCGGTCTGCCGCGCAGCTGGGTGCGCCATAGACCGCGCGCGAGGCCGTCCACCCCGCCGCCGTCGGCACGAGGCCATCAGACCAGGACATGCCAGTGAGCGACCAGCCGGCCGCACGCGCAGTGCCAGGGAACGTGGTGCGCAAGGTCGGCACGATGGGGGCTGCGGGGTGCGACAGATCGGGCTGAGCATAGCCGATCGTCGCCTCGATGGAGGTGGTCGCAGCATAGGACTCGCACGCGATCTGGGCGCCGACCGAGACATCGGCCCCGGCAGCAATGCGATACGAGGTGCCGCCCGAGCGGTAATGCAGCCCCACAGACGTTCCCGGCACCCACAGCAGGCAGGAGCCAACCGGCGGATAGACCGCGCCCAGCGCGCCGATATCGATCGTATCGGCCCCGCCGGTCACGGTGATCGACCAGGCATGCAGCGGGGTCAGCGTGGCGCCGTCGATCTGCGCGAGGATCAGCGTCCCGGTGCCAGCCGCCTGGGCATCGATCCGCACCGCGCGCAGCGGGCCGGTCTCGGCAAATTGCGCCGTCGCCCACCAGTAGCTGATACTGGCGGGGCCGCTCGTCGTCGCTGTCACATCGCCTACCGTCTCGGACAGCGGGTAGACAGCCGCCAGCGCGGATGCGACCGCCGCCGATGCCTGACCTACGCCCGCCTCGACCGCATCGAGCCGCGACGTGATCGGTGCCGGCGCATAGGTGATCGCGTACTGGACGGCGATGGTGATGGTCGTCACCGCCGGGGCAGGAGTGATGTCACCGACAGCCGCCACCGACCCGACAGGGATATACGGCAGCACATACCCACCCGAATTGTAATAGGGCGTGCCGCCAGTCTGCCTCTGATAGCCGATGCGCCAGCCGGGCGGCAGATAGGGGCTGCCCGAGACGCTCCAGGTATTGGAGCCGCCCGTGGCCGTCACCGCCTGCACGAGAGCGACACGATAGGTACCGTCTCCGACGGGCTCGAACACCACGAGGTTGCCGGTCCCGCCGCCGTTGATGCCGATGGACACCGATTTCAGGAACCCCGCATAGGGGCTGGGTCGGCTCATGTAGATGCTGCTGTTGCTCGACAGCGAGCCAGCTGTGAACAGATCTCCGATCATTGCGCTGGTGACATCGGAAAGATCAGTTCCGATCTCGGCAAGCACGGACTGTAGCCGCTCAATCAAAAATGCTTCGGCATCGGCAAGGATTTCGACACGCGATGCTGCGAAGAGACCATCCAGAATATCGTGGATGATGGTCGTAGGAGACCAGGATCCAGCCCCCGCAGCGCCGCTCTTCACATATAGGTCGTTGTTGGCATCGACGGGATCGCCGTAAACAAGTGCAGTAGCGCCAGCCGCATAGGACAGATCGGAATCGAGAGCAGCACGCGTAACCTTGGTGGTGGCCACGAGGCCCGAAAGTCCGATGGCGCCCAGCGCGCCTTCAATCAGCGGGCCAATCGCACGCACATCCGACTTCTTCACTTCGTGGAGCCCGCTCGAAGGCACGCCATCCATCGCGTAATCGCGATAGGCCCGGTCGAATTGATCAGAAATGGTGCCCATGTGATAGCCCTTGTTAACTGACGGTCGCGGTCACAGGGCCAGCAAGGGCAGATGATCCACCACCCGTTGCATAGGCCCGTACCCAATAGTATTTCATGCCGACCGGCAGCCCGCCGTCATGCACGGACATGACCTCTCCCAGTCCTCCGACGAGATCACCACCAACCTGGGTAGAGCTCGCGAAATCATCAGCTGAGTTGCGATAGAGCCTGGCAAAAGCCAGCGTGGCACCGGTCGGCATTCGGAATGAGACATCCGCCGCACCAACCGCGCCTGAGGCCGCCAGTTCGGACGGCGCGCTCAAGGATACCGTCGCAGTAGGTGTGATATCGACGCTCTCGGACCAGGCGCTGGCCCAATAGCTGATGCTCAGTGCGCGCACCTGCACTTCGTACTGCACACCGCTATTGACCGGACCGCTGCGAGCTGTGCGGGCAGTATTATCGACTGCCATGGATACCCATGTTCCACCGGATGTCGGCCGATATCGAACCTCGTAGGTAAGCCCGGCCCGTGATGTGGACCAACTGGCCTCGATCGCTACCCCTTGGCCGCTGCCCAGGGAAATCTGCACCGATGTGAGTGTGACCGCATTGGGAACCGGGATAACGATGGTGGTAGTGGTATCTTCAGGGACCAACGGTGGGGTGCCCTCCTCGGTCACCGCATCGAATTCCCAGTCGTCGGCCTTCACTTCGGTCAGCGTGGCCGTAACGCGCATTTTGGCAAGATCGAGCTTCAGGCCTTCCACCATGAAGTCGGCCGAAACACCCAACTGTGCGAGTTCGAGCCGACAGAAGCGCTCGCCCAGCAAATTGAGGCCATACAAGTTCAGTTCGGCGGTGATATGCCAACGATTGCCGAGGCGGGCGAGCACGAGCTTGCCAATCCGCACAGCCTGATTGTGATGCGGCGCAAAATAGAGTTCGACGCTTTGGGGGTCCGTGTTGGGATCTTCGGACGCTTCGGCTGGCCCCACCGTCGCGCTTTCCTGCTCGCGATAGCCGATCGAAGCCTCTGTATAGAGCACTTTTACAGCGCTGACCCGCTCAGTCGCTTTCGGCCCCAGCACGGCAGTCATCGACAGCACATGGTCATCAGTGACAACCACGGTGGGCGCCACATAGCGGCCGACCATAAAGTTGAATTTACCGCCAGCATCCTGCCAGCAGAAGGCGTCGCAAGCCTTGAGCATATTGGCCAAAACCTGCCTTCGCTCATCCGTCGAGAGCGAATAACTGGCCCAGATACGCCAACGCTTGATGCTGGCACCGGTCACCGCGATCACCGTCTGGTCGCAGATATCCGCCTCAATCGCGACCCGGCCCCAGTTCACGTTGCCATAGCCACCACCGTAGCCATCCGAGTGCGCAAAATAATCGGCAATCACCAGTGCCGCATTGTCGCTACGCGGCCAGGTGGAGCTATCGGATAGCCGTACAGGACCGGCGCCACCAGCAGTTGAATCAAGGCGCGGGTCATAGACGCGGCTCCCCCAACGCACTTGGGTATAAGCGGGCATCTGGCCATTATAGACCTCGGAAAATTTGTCTTGATCAACCGGATCACAGACCAGGGCAGCATGAGCGCAGCCCAACTGCCTATGGGCTGATGTCCATTGCGGAAATTTTGCGGTCAGTTGGGCAATGGCTGTTTGGGTCGAGCTGCCGCTACGAGTGTAGATGTGAATGGCGCCATGGAAGCTCGATTCCGTGACTGTCCCCGAACTGTTCACCGTCACCTTATTGCCGTTGATACGGTGCTCAAGGATATCTCCCTCTTCACCCGTGCCAAGGGTAAGGACCATTCCCAAGGTCCCACCAGAGCTTTCAAGAAACGACAGCTGGCCCGCAGTATGAATGATCCCGTAGTGCCTGCGTCGCGATCCGACGGGCTGACGCGTCACCTGTTGGCCATCACTGGGCTTAGGGGTGCCAGTGCCGAAGATCGTCCCGATCAGCGCATTGATACCAGCCGTAATCGCGATAGTGAGCGCTACAGTCAGCACCGCACCGATCACACCCGATGCGCCGATCCATGCGACGATTGCGGAAGCTATGGCTTGCGGCATGGCAGCCTCCAAGCGATCATTGCCGAGGATGCGAACATGACGATTCCCCGTTCCGCACGGGCAGCCCAACGGTCGATGCCAAGGCACAAACAAAGCGTGGGGCCAGCCTCGGGGAGGTCGACCAATCCGATATCTCCACGCACGCTCGATGATACCTCGATGCACCCCAGAGCCAGCAGATCGCGGCGGCACAGGCTGGCCATCCCACCCGCACGCTCGATGATACGTTTTGCACTCATCGCGCTTGAGCAATTCGGCCATGGTTCAAGACGACGACCGGTGTTGCGCTCGATGTACCGCAGGATCGATTGGCAGCAATCTGTCTGCCCCCACCGGAATTCAGTCGAAGCCCAGTGTGCCAGTTCGATCTGGACCGGGTCTGATCCGGACTGGGTCAATAGTCCGGCCATGTGACCACCTTGTTGATCAGCGTGCCGACGAACTCAAAACCTTCGTCGCCTGGGAAGCGCCGCTGTTGATCGGCATCGGTGTACATTGCGTACTTTGGCCGGCTGCGTAGAGAGAACAGGCTCTCGGCCGAGATCGCCACGGACCTTTCACCGTTCTCGCCATAGGTGAACGTGGGCTGCAACATCCGGCCCGCCCAGATCGCATAAGGATTGTCGAGCGCACGCTGGTTATCCGGGTCATCGGGATCATCGACGCCGAAAAACTGGATCAGAACATAGACGGTCCGTCCATAGACTTCCGCCTCGAATTCGTCTCGGGCGAGGCGGAGGATTTCGCTGCTGACGCCCGACAGACTGAATGTCGCCTCGGGCGCATCACCATTAATCGCCTGTTCGATGCCGGCCATACCGCCAAGGTGGCCGATACCCTGCCAATCGCGCCCATCATTGCTTCGCAGTATGCCGTTACCCGTCCACAACTGCATGGGCGTCGTGGTGAAATCGAACAGAACCAGTGCTGCGCACTGCACTGTCGATCCTGCCAGCGATGCGGCGATCGTCTCAGGAAAAAGGGCCATCAAAAGCCTCCTGAAATTCGATCGATGGCATGCCATATCGCAGGGATTGCAAGGTCAGAGCGCCGTTATCATCGTCGACCAGTCGCCCGATCATGGTCGGGCGCAACCGAAGCGACGCAGCAGCATAATCACGGCGCAGCGTCGGCGAACAACGAATTGTCGCAACAGATGCCGCCCAGGTGATCCCGGTAACGATATACGGATGATCCCCCAAACCGAAGTAGCATCCCGCTTGAAGCACAGGGCCATACGTGCCGAAATCGGCAGTGATCACCCGGCCCCCTTGAGGCGCTGTGACGAGCACCCCCACCAGATCATCGGTCACATACAAAGCGCCATCGGAAAATGAGGTGCCATCGGTATGAGGTGTCTCACCGGCCATGATCTGGGCAGCCGTCGCTGCGTACCAAAGATCGAAGAGCGGTATACGCACCAGATTGGCGCGCCCTTCAAGGGCGGCATGAATGGCGCGATAGGCAAGCACATCGTCGCCTTCCAGTGCATCGAATTGCATGGTGAGGCCGAACGGAGGGCGGATCGAAGGCACGGCCTGCGTAAAATCAGTCAGGCTGGTGCTTAGTCCGAGGGTATGGCGAGGCGGGCGGATAGTGATATCCTTGGGAACCAAAGTGGTCGGCCAATCGAACACCGTCATGATCCGCGCCTCGCCAGATTATCTTTGACGCGAGAACCCACATTGGCGTCATAGGCTGACAACCCTTGCTGCACGCCTGCCCGCACCATCTCCATGATTTCCTGGTTGCCGCGCGCGCCTGTGACGGCCACTTCGAGTTTGCGCGGGCTACCATTTTGCCCGCGTGCCGGGTTCGGCACGACCTGGACGCCATTGCCAGTGGCAAGCACTCGTTCTGGCCCTTCTTCTCCGACAATCCCCCAGTTCCCGGAAGGAATGGTTCCGCCGTCTGCAAACAGTCCGGCATATTGCGGGTCACTGATCGTCGAGGCCGCATCAGCCGATAGCGATGTGCTGACTGATCCACCGCCTCCGAAAATTGAGCCTAGCGAACTGAACAAGCTCCCAAATAGACCACCGCCTCCACCGCTGCTGCCAGAGTTTGTGCTGCTAGCCTTGGCCAAGGCATCAGCGATTGGCTTGATCAATACCTGCTGGATAAACAGATCGATCAGTCCCTTGAGCAGGGGGTCCTTCACGCCCATGCGCTTGGAAATGGTATCGGTGATCGATTGCTGCACATAGTCGAGTTCGTCGACGATCAGCAGTTCGACCTTATCGCCAATATTCGCCCGATCGGATTGCAGCCCCGCTGCATATGAGGCGAGAGGTCCCGCGCTGCGTTGAGACAGGCCTTCCCGCGCGGCAGCCTGCTGGCTTCTCAGCTCCTGGCGTGCCTTGGCCGCATCAGCGACTTGGCCGCTCGCGATTTGCTGCTCCAGCAGATTGCTCTGGATCTGTTGCTGGATTTTGAGCGCCTCGGCTTCGAGGCGAGCGCGTTCTTTCGCATTGGTCGAAACCTGAGCCCATGCTTCCAGCGTCGTCGCCTGACGTGCCAGCATGTCATTCGCCAGTTGCGCTTCGGCCTGCTGCTGCTGTCGGCCAATCTGGGTCTGGAGCAAGCCCGCCTTGCCCACCAGGATCGTGCCATCGTTCGATCGCTGGCCATAGAGGCCATCCAGCGCGGCGATCAGCTGCTTTTTCTGGGCCTCGCTGTAGTCCTTGTTGGCGCGGATTTCGGCCTCGCGCTGGTCGCGCTGGTCGCCCAGCATCTGATACGCGATGTCCGCGCGTTCCTGGGCCGAGGTTGCCAGCGCCTGGCGCGCAGCCAGTTCCTGGCTATCAATCGCATCCATGTCCTTGAGGAACTCGGCATCGATATCCTCTTCGGACTTTCCTGACCGAGACTTGCGCGTCTTCTTGGACTGGGCAGAGCCAGCTTGGCGCAACGACGGATCGAGCACACCTTCTTTCAGGCTCTTCTCGATGGCGTCAGCCACCTTCTGCTTTTCCGGGTATGACACCCCATCAGCCACGGCCCTGAGAAAGTCCTCTTTGGTGACTGCAAGGCCGCTGAAATCAAGCCCCTCGGCCCTCCGCGCGGCCGCTGCACCGCTCACACGCCCAGCGCGCATATCTTCTACAAGCTGGCGCACCTGGGATTCGCGCCCCATCGCATCGCCGACATTGATACCCAGTGCGCCCAGTGCCTTTTGCCCGGTCGAAAGACCAAGGCTACCTTGCCCAAATCGGTCCATGGTGGACTGGGCATTGGTTTTTTCCGATTGTGCCTGCGCGCGCAGATTAATCGCCATCAGCTCTGCATTGAGCTTGAGCATATCGTTCTGCGACTTGAGCTTGCCAGTGGTGAGGTCAAACATCTGCCCGAGCACACCTTGAGCATCGCTCAGACCATTCGATGCCATCTCGACCTTTTTCATGGCATCTTCGGTTTCGAGCAGACCGGATACCAGCGGCCCCAGCACCATCACCGCAGCCGAGATCGCAATGCCCCACGGCCCACCCAGGAACCGCGCGAAGCTGCTACCTTCTCCTGCGAGCAGTTGCACTGCACCCGCCACCTGGCCGATCTGGCTCGCGAATATCTGCTGGGGCCGCATGCCCAGCGAGTACATAGTCGACATGTCGCCCAGCTGCTGGGTCAACTGCATCAGGCCAGCCTTCTGCGCACCTGATGCACCCGTCGCGGAATTCGTCGCCGCGATGTGCTCACGCAGCACAGACTGCGCCTTGCGATGCTCATCCTCGAACTGAGCGAGGCCCGCTTTGGTTTGCAGTATCTGCCGGTTATAATCTTCCAGCGTAATCGTTCCGGCAGCGAGCGAAGCCTTGGCCAGATCTGTTTCAGCTTTGGCTGTGACTTGGGCCGCCGCAAGCGCATCGATCGCCGTTCCGGCTTTCAGCCAGGCCTGTGCCCCGCGATCACCGGCTGTCGCCGCCTCGGTGATCTTGTCTGCCAGCCCGACCGCACTGCCAGAACAAGCATCGAGCTTCACGCCCAGCCCATCAGCTGCGACCTTGGCCTTGTCCAGTCCGGACGCATAGCCTCTGTCGTCGGTGCGCAGGTAGAGTACCGCGTCGCCCAGCGTTTCAGGCATCGCCATCACCCTTCGGCATGATCACACCAATACCAAGCGCTCGCAATTGATCGGGGGTGGCCTTCTTGGCCTTGGGCTGGCTGGTGTCTCCACCGGATACCCGCTCGCGCAGTTCGCGCAGCATTTCTTCGGCGTCCTCGCGGGCATATCCCCCCATCGCCAATCCCTGTACGCGCAGGGCAGCCAGATGCTCTCCGGCTTCAAGGCGAGGCATCATCATCACGTATGCGCGGACCAAGGCCGCAGGCGCTTCAGCCAGCCACCACTGCGGCGCCCCGCCATAGAACCGGCTGAGCTGGGGGAGGAGCTTTCCCCAGTCGGCAGGGCCATCCCGGCCGCCTTCGCGATCGCTCCTGCCACGCCGAGGCGATTGCGCAGCAGAAGCCCGGTAAAAACATCCGCGATCGCCTGCTTGTGCGCACCACTCAGCTTCACGAAGATATCGTCGGGCACGCCTACGGCTACACGGCGTGCAAGGCGGTCGATCAGGTCTTCCAGCTCGGTCTGGTCTTCGGGGCTGTCGATGTCATGGCTGGCCAGTTCGTTGATGCGGCGGCCCCACCGACCGAACCGCGTGCCATCCAGGATCGACAGTTCATCCGGGCTCATGATCTCGAAGCGCATGCCATCGATCCGGATGGCAGGACGAATGATCAGGGTTTCGAGATCGAGCAGCGGCGCGGCCCTGTCGGCCTGTGCACCGCTGTTTTCGGGGGTTTCGGGCGTCTCCATGCCCGGTGGTATGCCCGCGCTATCGCAGGGTCTGCGCCCCGGACACATGTCCGGGACGGGCAACTTCTCGACATGGTCCTGATGGGAAGAAAGGGTCCCGCAGCAGACCCGATCACTGCGGAACCCTTACGCCGATCGGCGCTGGCGCGCAACGACTGCGCTGATCGGCGATATGATCAGAGCGCTGCCTGATGCTGGAACACCAGAGATCCGAAGCGCAGATCCTCGGTCACCGCAGTCAGGTCTTCGAGCGCGGTAAATTCCAGCTGCACACCAGCCGGAACACCCTTGCGGTAGACGATTGCCGGCGAATTGCTGTTATAGCAGCGCGGCACCTGGTACTGGGCCACCATGCCATCGCCATAGGGACTGTCGCCTCGTGCCAACAGAGCATATTCGGTCACCGATTTCCCGCGACTGAGCCCGAGTTTCTTGGTGCCGGCTTGTCCGACACCCGCTGCCGTAGTCGTCAGGGTGTTGGAATTGAGAGCCAGCTTCACCTGTTCGAGCGTGACGTCCCAGATCGTCAAACCGAACGTCAGGTCTTCTTCGCTGCGGAAAACCTTGACCGGACCAAGAGCCCCGCCGGGCCGCACTTTGTTGAGCGTCTGGGTGTGCGTGACAGTCACACCATTTTCGTCCTGGCTGCGTTTTCCACTCGTGCCCACCAGAACCCAGGCCATCGCCGGATCAGCCGTCACCAACGGGAACGCGGTGGCGACCGGCGCCAGCCACAGGGACAGTGGCTGCCCCACGATCTCATAAGGCTGCATTCTAATCTCCTACTTTCACCAGCGCGTACAGGACCTGAAACGACCGCCACGCGCGGGGCCAGTCGGTGTCGGGCTCGCGTCCCGAGGAATAGCCGCCTGCGCTCTTGGCCCAGTGCACCAGCGTGCCGTCGATCGTCCGCCGATCGAGCCGGCGCAGCTTCAGCCCGATCAGGTCGGCCAACTGGCCAGCCAGCGACGGAGTATGGCCATAGGCGAACAGGTCGATCCTCTGTGCGTCGACCTCGGCAAAGCTCCCGCTGGTCAACGGTGCCCCGCCCGAGGGGCGCAGCACGAACGCAGCGCGCGGCATCGCAGCCGCCTCGGCTGCCGGCAGCTCCGCACCGAACCCCCGCATCGTGACGATTGCAGCCACGTCGGCATCGTCGAGCAGATACCGCACAAGCGCGCCGACCGGATCGGCGATCACGTCAGGCATCGTCGTCACTTCCCGAACTGGATGGGCGCAGCTTCTCCCATTCCTTGCGGATGTTGCCTGCAAGATCGGGATACTTGGCGTCGGCCGCCGGGCGCAGATAGGGCCGCGCCGGGATCGTCACCCGCTTGCGCAGCAGGTAGTGGACGGTGCCCGTGGTGCTGTCGACCAGCATGGGCTGGCCCTTGATCGACTGCACATAGGCCAGATTGCCCATCATGCGCGGCGATCCGGCTGCACGGGCGGCATCCGATATGGGGATGGCAAGGAACTTGGCATTCTTGGGCTCGATTGTTCCCCCCAGTTCGTGGATCAGCGCATATTCCACGTCATGCACGCCCCAGGTTCCGGACACGCCGTTTTCATCAGGTGCCGCGTAACCCACGATGTCGATGCCGCCGGTCAGCACACCGGTGCGGTTCTGCCAGTTGTGGTTCTGGCGGGCATGGTTCACCGCCGCCCCCATCGTGCGGTTCACGCCCGCGACCTGGGCTGCGCGCATGCGGGCCGTGATCCCGGCGCCGTTCCATGTGATCGACTTCTCGGCCATCAGCTGATCCGCCTCAGATTGCATTCCAGGTGGGTGTGCTTGCGCTGGACTGGCCCCATCACTTCCAGGCGGCCCGGCAGCACTTCCACGCTGCGCCGATCGCGAACGGATGCGACCACGTCGCGCGGCAACACATCGGCATCGAGGGCAAACAGCGCGCGGTAGCTTTCGGTCTCGGCGTTCTTGCTACCATCGACCAGTTCGACCGCGTTGGTCGACCAGATGAAGCACGCTACCGGTTCACCGGTCGATACGAAGTCGGGCGCGGCCGGCGCGTTCCAGGCATCGCCCCCCGTCGCCTGGTTGCGCTCGATCGCAGCGCGCATGGTGAGCCGTCCGGCAATCACTGCTTCACCTCCGGATCGGCGGTAACCATGCGGGCCTCGAAGAAAAACCCTTCCGGTCCACAGCGCCGCTTGCGCAGCAGTGAGCGCTGGCTCGACCGCTCGATGCCGACATCGACGTTCAGCCGCGATCGGCGCTGGCCGACCGCCGCATTCCAATGACTGCCTACCGGTCGGGCGCAGGTGAGGCGCCCGGCAAAGTGGATGCAGTCGCGGCAGGCCCGTGCGGTGGTCATGCCGTCGCCCTCATGACTTCATCCATCGGCCTTCGCCTTTCCTTTCACCACGCCACGCCACGTGGCGCTCCAACTGGTCAGCGCGCCCTGGCCGTTGATCTTCACCCCGGTGCGCGCAAAATTGAGCGTGATGGACCATCCATTCGGATAGTCGGCCCGCGCCCGCGTGAAATTGCCGCCACGGCCGCGCCATCCGATCACGGTGGGCGTGGCGCCATCGCCCAAACCGGTCAGCTGCTCGAGCATGGGCGCGGCCTTTTCGGCATCGAGCACAACCCGGGTTGTCGCCGGCCGGTTCTTCCTGGTGCGCTGGGCAGGCATCAGGCCATCACCATGCCACGGCGGCTCTCGAGCCCGGCAAAAATGCGCTCGCGCTCCTCGGCCTGGTTGTCGGCCAGCGTGAACTGGTAATCGCCAGCGCGCTCGCTTTTCAGGCCGCCGCGATAGGACAGGTCGAGCGCGATCAGCTTGATCGTGGCCTCGTCCCGCGCCGCCTGCTCGCCGATCGGCATGTACGTCACCGTCACCAGCGGCGCCCAGAACGATCGGCCATTCGGACCGTCGATCAGGCGCTGCAAAGTGCGCCCGCCATGCAGCACGCGGTAATCGCCCGCTGCCAGCGTGGTGATGGAGGCAATTTGTCCGGTATCGCCCGGCTCGGCCTCCTCGATCTCGACAGGCTGCGCGGCATCGAGCGGCCGAGACAGGCGCAAGGTCCGCAGCATCCGCGAGCAGGGATCGCCCAGGTCTCCGAACTCCACGGTAATCGGGCCGGCCGGCCCAAACCGTGCGTCCATCTCCTGGGCGATGCCGTCGATCATCGCCTGCAGCTCATCATCCGGAAAATCGCTGCCGGTGCGCAGCTTGACGCGATCGAGGAGCGCCATGGTCAGTCGCCCTTCTGATCGGGCGGCGTGCCGCGCTTGCCGCCCTTGTTTTCACCGGGCGTCTGTTCCTTGTCGTCGCCGGGTGCCTGTTCCTTGGCGGCGGCATCGGCCGCAGCCTTGGCCGCAGCGGCGTCCGCATCGGTCTTCGCTTTGGCGTCGGCTTTCGCTTGCGCGGCAGCTGCTGCCTGCACGGCGGCGTCTGCATCGGCTTTTGCCTTGGCATCGGCCTCCGCCTGTGCGGCAGCCTCCTCGGTGGCCTTGGCCTGGGCACTTGCCTGGGCTTGCGCCTCGGCCGCCGCAATACCAGCTGCATCAATGGCCACGATGGGCGGCAGATCGCCATCGACCAGGTCAAAAGCCTCCACCACGCTGTCCGGGATTTCGTCCCCCGGCGCAGCGTAGAGAAAGCGGGCGAGAGGATCGCCCTCGGCCACCAGGACATCGCGATTAACGGTCAGAAACAACCGCGCTTTGGCAATCATCATGGTCAGTGTCCTCAGTCGTTGCGGACCCAGGTCACGTAAAGAAAGCCTCCCGTGGTGACCGTGGTGGTGTTGGTGACCGAGTTCCCCTTGCCCGCCGTGATGGTGAACTCGCTTTTGCGCTCGACGGCGGTGGCCGGGCTGCCATCGATGATGTGCAGAACCGACAGCAGCGTATCGCTGGGCTGCAGATCGCCCGGCACGCTGAAAGCGCCGACCGGACCGCCCGGAATGAGCGCGCTCTGAATGGCCTTCGAGAAACCCGAAATCGTGGGCATTATCATCTCCTGAGAAATGCCCGCTCTGTTCGGTGGCGGGCGCCGGCGCTGGGTTATCGCCACGTCGAAGTGGGGCCCTCCCGGCTATGCATTGGGCTGTACGAGGCCACCCCGAACGGCAGGTATCTCGCAGTGAACGCCCCTCGGTATTAGAGGCTAGTCACCGAGCTGAAGGCGGCCGGACGGAACACCGTCAAGTTGGCGCGCATGTCGGCGCGCACGGTCCGCTTGCCTTCGGTGAACTGGGTACCGACATAGCCGACCTGGACATCGACGCCCCGGCGCTCGAACAGGCTGATCCAGGCAGGCTGGAACGATCCGACGTAGCCGGTTCCGGCCGAGCCGGCATCCTGCTGCACGACCGGCAGTCCCCACAGGCGTTCCGGTCCAGCCTCGGCAGGCGATCCCCAGATGTAAACGCCATCGGCGGTACGCAGCAGGCGCACGTTCTGCCAGTCGGTCGGGTGCATCACATGGTGCGTCGGGATGGCCCGCCCGGTGACACGGATGTTCGTCATCCCCTTGAAGAAGGCGTCCGGCACCGGATCGGTACCCCTGGCCTGGGTCTGGATGCCGACGACATTGGCGATCCCGCGCAGGTTCGGCGCGGTGCCGTTGCCGATCAGAACCTGGCGATCGAGACGCTGGCGCACGCCGAAGGTCAAGCGGCTGTTGATATAGCCGTTCATCATCGCGACGTCTTCGAGCTGCTCATCCGTCACGGGCAGGCTGTCGCCGATCTTCGCGATCGTGCCGGTGCGCTCGGTGAACGCGAACGCGCTTTCCGCATAAGCGCCGCCTTCAGCCAGCTCGGCTGCCGCATGGGTGCGGGTGGTTTCTTCCATGTACTTGATCGCGGCTTGCGCGGTCGGAAACATGGGAATGATGTCCAGCAGCTGGATCGGGCGAGTCGCGGCCTCGACGTAATTGGGCAGGCGCACGCTTTCCGGGGCGTAGCCCGCGCTGGTCGCCATCAGCGTCTTGCTGCCCATGGTCTCGAACGCGGCACCCATCGCGAGCATGTCCGACGGCAGCAGTTCCTGCAGCGTCAAACTGATCCCGCCCGGTGCGCCGGCCTTGGCATAGTCCTGGTAGCCCTTGCTCTCGGCCAGCATGTCGCCGAGCGACTTCATTTCCTTGCGCTCGCCGCGTCCATCGCCCTTGCCGCCCGGCAGGCGGAAGCCACGCTGCGGCGCGTTGCGGGCCGCGTGTTCGGCCGCTGCCTTCTCGGCCGCGTCCAAGCGCTGCACGTGCTCGCCCAGTTCGTTGAGCTCGGCGTTCATCTGGTTGACCTTCTCGGCCACCGCGATCGAACCCTTCACGTCGGCGCCCAGGATGGTCACCTTGTTGAAGTCGTACTGCTTGCGGCCATCGCCGCCCGTCACCAGGGCCTGTTCGAAAACCTTGCCCAGCTCTTCCTGCTTGGTCGCCATCTTCTGGCGCGCCTGCTCCAAATTCAGTTCCTGTACCGACATGCCGATCTCCACTGCACCGCAGTCCACAAAAGACCGGGCCATATGGCGGCACTCGAACAGGCCTAGCGCCCCGGACAGGCGTCCGGGGCGGGCTGGTTGTTCACGATGGATGGAAAGGCACCGCAGCGGCGCCGATGGATACCGGTCTAGCCGATGAAGGCCGCCGCTGACAACTGGGCGTGCGATACGGTGTCCAAAGAGCGCCAAATTGGCGTTTAAGAAGGGCTAAGAAGGCGGGTGGCGAGATTTTCCGGGGGAACGGCCGCCAGAGCGCCCACGGGCGCCCTGGCGGCCTTTGGCACGGTGTTCAGCCTCGGCGGGGCAGGTGCTTTTGCGATTGGGCCAGGAGGAAGCCGTAGAGGGCCTCGTCCACTTCAAAAGATGAGCCCGACAAATCCACGTCGATCTTCGGAGCAAGCGCCTTGCTCAGCGCCTCGTGGATGTCTTCCAGCTGCTTGCGGCCCGTGGCCGACAGCACCGATGCATCGGCCGCCGTGACGCTCGCCAGTTCGCCCAGTGCCTCGATCAACCCGGCGAAGTGGTTTTCCTTGAGCGCGGCGGCCTTGATCGACAGCGTGCCGGTGCCCACGCCCGCGCCGCGCAGCACCGGGCTGATTTCATCGCAGTCCAGCTTCTTGAGCACGCGTACCTGCACGCCTTCGCGCTGCTCGAAGGCATAGTCGAGCGTCTGGAATCCGTAGCTCCACTCCTGGACCGGCAGCCCGGTGGCAAGGTCGAACTTGAGCGTCTCATGCCATTCCTTGCCCGTCTGGGTTGCAAGGTTGAGCGTAAAATCGGCCAGCGCCCAGCCATCCTGCTCGAACAGCCAGGCCTTGCCGAACGGCATCGCCTGCCGGTTATGCGCTGGGATCATCTGCACCCACTGGCCGCCACCGGTCTTCCAGCTGAAGGCGCCGGGCGCGTAAGTGTCACCATCATAGTCGACAGTGGCAAGCTGCGCGATGCGTGCGCGACCTTTGCCGGTTTCGTCCATGCTCTCGATCGTCACTGCCTTGAATGGCATGGGTCAGTCCTCAAAGTTGGGGGCAAAGCTCAGCGTGCCGTTGGGGTGTTCTTCGTCCGCCATGGTGAGCGCCTCCTCGATCGACACGATCGAGCCGTTGCGGGCGATATGGGTCAGCAGTGATCGACCGGGGCCGAGCAGCCCATCGTAGACGATCAGCGATGTCACGCCGGCCGCCTTGGCGCGCTCGATCGTCGAGATGTTCTGCGCATACTTCGTCTCGGTCCGCGCGATCCGGCGCGACCTGGTCAACGGCGTGTCGCTCGGCCCGGCCTCGACCATATCGGCGATGCGGTTGGCCAGCGCCGTGGTACCTTCGCCCTCGGCGCGCCCTTCGGCCAGCGCCTGGAACAGCGCATCCTTGGTCTGCCCTTCCAGGTCGACCAGACCGGCGCGGCGCCCGCCCGCCGCCAGGATCGATCGCGCCACCACGTCGGGCAACGAGGTGCCCAGGCCAGCGCGCTCGGCCACGTCGTTCGCAGCCTTGGCCACTTCCAGGTACTGGGCCTGATAGAGATCGCGCAATTCGCTGTCCCAGCGGGTGATGCCCAACTGGTCGAGGATCATGGCAATGACCAGATCGTCGGACTTGGTTTCCTTGCCGGCAAGGCTGGGGTCTTTCTCGAGCAGCGGCAGTGAGGCCTTCTCAGCCTGCGCACCAAGCCCCGAAAACCACTTCTCAAGGCGCTGCTCAAAGGCAGCTGCCAGCCCATCGCCCTGCTGCTGCATCAGCAGCGCCCAGGCATAGCCGCGCTGGTACGCGTCCTGGCTAGCCTGGGCCTTCTGCTCTTTCGGCGCGGGGAGTGCCGGCGCGGGAGCGCGCACGGCCAATGCCTTGCCATCGCCTTCCGGTACTTCGATCACCGAAATCGAGCGCAGATAGAATCGGTGGCTGTCATCGGCCGGAAGGCCAATGCCCATCCGATATTCGAACACGGTAACGGCGCCCGAGGACAGCGCCTCCTTCCAGCGGGTCTGGCGCTTGTCCTCGTCTTCCTGGAGCGCCACGACAGCCGACGTATCCCAGCCCACGCTCTCGCTTTGATCTCGGCGAAACTGGCCAACCAGGCTGCGCTGCAGTTCGTCGGCGAACATGCGCGCCATGGGCAGAACGCCATTCGACCACGCGAGCTTGCGCATCTCCTCCATGGTGGCGCCAACCTTGGTTGCCTGAAGCCCCGCACCAAAGCCTACGACGGCGGCGGGGATGCCGAGGCAGGCGCAGACGCGCTCCTCGGCCACGTCCCGACCTTCGCTCATGTTCATCTGCTGCGGGTTGAAGCCATAGGGCTGCACATCGGTGGGCGCGCCCATCACCAGTGTTTGACCGCGATTGTCGCCGCCGAACTGCTGCTGGAACCATGCCTTGGTCGCGTTGACATCATCGGGCGAAGCCATGGCGCCGTTTTTGGGACTGATAACCACGCCGGGCGCGCCCATGTTGCGCAGCAGGCTGGCCACGAAGTTGCTGCTTTCCAGGTCGACGAAGATTTCCCGGATAGCGCCGTCGATCGGCGAAAGCCCGAGCCGTGTGTTTCGCGGGTTCATGCCGTGCCGGAAATGGATCACGTCGGCGAAGTCGATCGACATGGGACCAAGGCCGTCGCCGCAGTTGTATTCATAGTGGCTGATGAACACCGACCCGTCCTCAGGCCATTTCGGCTCCATCATCCACGGCGGCACGAACCAGAGCTCCACCGGCACGCCATAGCTATTGCGCACGATCAGCCAGTAGGCATTGCCCGTGATCGCGAACGCAAAGATGGTGGCCATCCACAGCGCGATATCGCCGTAGAAGGCGTTGGGCCGCTGGATCAACGCCAGCATGGGATGATCGGCCACCGGTTGGTGGTTTCCATCCTTGTCCGGCTTCGTCACTTCGAGCACGGCCTCGGGCAACGCGCGGGCAATCCACATGACCGGCGCGGTCACCACCGAGGAATCGAGGCAGTCGCCCACTTCCTTGCGATAGTCGTAACGGGTGCGCTTCAGCAGCCTCGCCAGGAACGGCGCGCGCGCCACATGGCGCATCGCGGTCAGGGCCTTGGTGAACCACATCATCGTACCGGTATCCAGTCTGTCGGCGTTTCGTTGTCGTAGGAGGCGGTGAGCGCCATCATCCCGGCGCTGGTGGGTCGCAGCCGGCCTTCGGCGTCGATCATCACCAGTTCGGGCACGAGCAGGCGCAGCAGATCTGGCCCGATCGGCCCGTAGTGGTCGTTGAAGTCGCCGGTGGTGGCTTCACCATGCCGTACCATGGTGAAGGCAATGGCGTTCAGCAGCTGATTGGCCGTGTCTTCGCGCTTGATCGTGCTCGATGAGACCGGCCGCCACGACGCGTCGTTCGCAGCCGAGCCGGCATGAATTGCCAGCGCCAGCGCCCAGAACCGGTCCGCGTGCCCATCAGGCGTACGCTCGGCCGTGAAGCGGATATTGCCCGCCTCGGTCGTTTGTTTTGTGACGGAGCGCAGATCGGCGCGGATGACAGGGTCATACGGGATGCGCAGACCGCGATCTTCCATGCGCGAGCGCACCGGATAGGCCAGGGCTTCCTTGACCTTGGGCGTGAACGTCACGCCCTCGACCATGTACGTGCCGAACTCCTTCTGGGCATCGTCGGTCCACCCGATGCCCAGGCCGGTGGCATCGATGCAGGTGCGGCGGCAACGCCTGATCCACGGCCACAGGATCTTCTCCTGGTCGCCCTTGGTCATCTTGGCCAGAGGTTCGACGTGGCGGGTGTAGAACGTGTCGCCCAGGCGCTCGACCACCCACAACACGGTAAGGTCGCGCTTCCGGCCGATATCGATGCCGGCATAGAGCTCACCGCTCTCGATCGTCGTCCAGTCGGTCCCTTGCGGGTACTCGTTCCTGGCGATCAGGTCGTATTCCAGGAACGCCGCGTCATCGTCAGCGGGCTGGCACATGTATTCCTGGAGGAAGCTCTCTTCGTCCGCGCAGCCGCTCTTCACGAAGTCGAAATATGCCGCTTCATCCATGTCCTGGATTGGATCATCGGCGGGGATCGATCGCTGCAGCTTGAAAAGGAAGCCATCATCCAGCGCGGTCTGCAGCGTGACAGTGTGAAGGCTGATTTTCTTTGGATTGCCTTTTTCCTTCACCTCGCGAACCAGCTGGTTGAAGAAATTGTGGCTGCCGCGATGGGTGGAGATGAGCTCCATCGAGCCGCCCCAGGTAATACCGGGATAGGCGATGGCCCACAGCTTGCGCGGGTCGGGGTGGAGCGCGAACTCGTCCAGAATGCGCCCACCGCGCTTGCCGGCCTGGGCATCGGGGTTCGAGCTCATCGAATTGATGCGCTTGCCCGTCAGAAAGTGCAGCACATAGGCGGTCTGCTTTTTCTCGGCATCGAGCACCTGCTCGCCCAGATCGCGGGCGGCCATGTCGAGAATGCCCGAAAACAGCTTGCAGTCTTCCAGAAACAGCCGGGCCTGAATGTCGTCGCGCGACGATACCCACTGATCCAGTCGCGCGCCCTGTTTTCCCGTGCGCGCCACGGCGGCATAGGCGGTCGACCAGGAGATGCCGATCTGGCGCCCCTTTTCCATCAGCTTGAGGCGGCTCTCGTCCGCGATCCACCGGCCCTGATAGGGCAGAAAGATGGCATCGGGATTGGCCGGGATGATCTTGGCCGCGCCCATTATGTCTTCCGTACCAGCTTGGACTTGAGCCAGCCGAGCTTGCGCTCGACACCCACGATGAACTGCCGAAGGTGTGCTCCCTTCGTGTTTCCTGCGGCTGCATGCAGCACATATGTGGTGCCATCCTGGTCGCTTTCAGCGCCGATCACGATCACCATCACGCAACGCCCATTGGTGGCCAGCATCTGCGCCAGCGCCTCGGCCTCCTGATCAGCCAGCTTCATCCAGGCGCTGTTCTCACCAGTCATCATACCACCCCCAGCGCGCGGTTGATTTCGGCCAAGGTTTCCGGAGAAACACCTGCTTTCTTGCCAACCTCCTGCGCGGCTTCCGCCGCCTTCTGCAGCCGGGCCTGCACATCGTCTTCCAGTCGGCGCCGCGCCTCGGCCGAGGCCTTCTGCGCATTCACGGCCGACTGCAGCGCGCGGCTCAGCTCCATGATGCCCTTGGTCGAAATGTCGCCTTCGAGCTGCTGGAACATGGCGAGCTTGAGCATCTCCGCGACGGCGACCGTGACCTGATCGGGTCCTTCGGTGCCCAGAGATCCCACCAGTTCGGCCGACATGCGCTGCACCTCATCCAGCTTGCGGAACTGGATTGCCTTGCGCACAGCGAAGCGCGACCAGGCCGACTTCGAGATCGGCTCGATGCCGCGATCAGCGAGGCGTTCGTTGAACTCAATCAGGATCGCAGTCTGCGGCAGCTTGTTGGCTCGCAGCTGCTCCAGCGCCCAGACCACATCGGCCTCAGCTTCATCCGGTAGCAGGTCGATTGTCGAAAGGCGGCCCCGGCCATCACGGCGGGCCGGGCTGGCCTTTTCGCCGGGACCCGCGCTCACCGCCGCAGTTCCGACGGCAGCGTGATACCCGCCAGCACAGCCCGCTCTTCCAAGTGCGACCGCCCGGCCGGGGCAATGCACGCAACCAACAGCGCTCCAGCATCGATCAACTCGATCGCGCCCAGCGAGGCCATCTTGCGCAGTTGGGTCTCGACCCAGTCGTCATCGCGCTTGATGCCGTAGATATCGAGCGTGCGGCGGATCAGCAGGGCATTGAGCCGCCCGTCCACCTGCTCAGCCAGCGTGCGCAGGATCGCCAGCCGCGCGTCGGCGGCTTGGATATCGGCCAAATCCCTCACCGTCCCAATCCTTTCTCGATAAGCAGGCGCTCGATGCGATCGACGCCACGATGGGTTCGTTCCGCCAGTTCGCGGTGGCCCGCGATCTCCGCGCGCATCGTGTTGAACTTCTCGGCCATCAGTTGCTCAATGCGCGCCACATCCTCAGTCGTGGCGGCCTCCGCCTTCAGCTCCGCGAACTCGCTTTCCAGATGACCCAAGCGCACCGACAACGTGCTGACCTTGCTGGAAATGGTGTTCACCTTCCTGCCCAGACTGCCGGTGCCTTCCGGGTTTGCGGCTCCACCCTTCCAGACGGCCACGCCGATGCCAGCCATAATGAAGGCGATGATCGCCAGCTCGATCCAATCACTCGGCACTGTCGGCATCCTTTCGTTGCGCCGCGCCTGCCGCGCGGCTGATCATGTCGCGGGCGAACTGTGCCACCTGGGCACCGACCATCTCGATCAGCGAGTAACCAGCGAAGCCGAGGCCAAGCGAAACGACGAAGGCGAACAACAGCCCAGGCCGATCTTCCACGATCCACAGCTGGGCGGTGATCAGCATGATCAGGCTGACCAAAGCAAACATCGGCCAGGAAAGGGTGCTTTCGGATCGGCGGGCTAGCGGACGCGCGCACAGCACGCCGATCGCGCCGATCGCGCAGGTCAGTGCCGGTACCGGCACACCGGGTGCCAGATCGAACGTAAAGGCATCGGCAAGTCGCGGTGTCAGATCAACGCTGGCACTGATCGCCAGCGCCGGAAGCCAGGCCAGTGCGAATTTCGGCAGGCTGATATGCCCGATCATCGACACGCCTCCGCACCATCGCGAAGCCGGTCTTCAACCAGACCGAGAAAGGCCAGGATTGCGCTCACCCAGGCCATACCCGCTGTATTGCCCGTCACCACGGCATCGTCCGCAGGCTGCGGGCGCGAGGCGAGTGGCGCAGTAATATCGACCGGACACACTGTGCGCTCCACGATGCGCGTTTCGATCACCGGGTCGGGCGATGCAGTGAGCGTGGGCTTACTGGGCGAGCTGGCGCAGGCAGCCAGCGTCGCACACGATATGGCCATCGCCATCGCGCGGCGCAGCCGCAATAGTGCCCTGGGCATGGTCGGTCCTTTTCTGCTGGGTGCTGGCGCGGCTCTCTGCGCGGGATACGGCGGCATCGGCATTGGCCCGCGCGCGGTCGAACAACGTCTTCAGGCCATCCCGCTCGCTGGCAAGGGTATCACGCTCGGCCACCAGGCGTTTCGCGCCGGGGCCGCAGCTGTTGAGCATGATGAAACGCGCCGTCGCATCCATGGTGGGCAGCAATGTGCGGTCGCATTCTGCAGCCTGCCGTGCGGCAGCGACTTCCAGGGCGATCACCGGCAAACAGTCGTCCAGACTGCTGCCCTTGCCATCAGCGGGTTTGCTGGCGGCCATCGCGCAACGTTCAGCGGCATCCGCCAGCCTCTTCTGGTGGAAGCGGTCCTGGATCAGCCAGGCGCTGGCAAGCATCCCGGCAGCCGCAGCAGCAGAGGCGGCGATCTTGGCCCAGCCGATCATCGACCGAGTTCCTCGGCGCGGGCCAGCCAGCCATTGAGGAATCGCTTCTGTTCAGGATAGCGAGCGACGATGTTGCGATATCGTTCACGCACTGCATCGCGATAGGCTGAAACCAGACCGGTCACCCCAAAGCTGTTCGATTGCACCACCTCGCGCAGCGCGGCCATCGTGATGTCTCCGATACCGCCATCGACCTTGAGAAGCGACTTCTTCGCGGTTGAGACAGGAATGAGCAGAAGGCCCGTATTGATGGCTCGCTGTAACAGCTTGCGTGCTGCTGTCAGGCCACCGTTCACGCCCTGGTCGAACAGCATTTCACCGATCGGCACCGGAAGACTATCGGCGCCTAGCGGCTCCCAGAAATGCTTGAGGTAGAGGTAGACCGCATCACCACGCGTCAGCTTGCGGATATCGACTCCATCGATATCGCCGTCCATGTCCAGGTCGAAATCCGCGATGCCATCACCATCGCTGTCGAATGCGCCAGCCACTGCCAGGAAGCGCAGCGATATGCCAAATTTAGTGGCACCGCCCCGATCGAGGGGATCGTCTACGAAGCCGCCCTCGATCAATAGCAGCTTCTTGATCGCTGCCGCGTAGCGGGTCGAATACCCTTGAACCAGGATATCCAGATCGGTGGGGGTGGAGGATGTGCCGCTCATAGCGGCGTTTGTGGCCGTGCAGGCAACAAGGCGCGCCCCGGACACATGTCCGGGGCGGCCAAGGATCACATCAGAACAGGGAGAGTTGACAGCTTGTATCGCTGCCCGTGGCAAGGCGCGCGCGCCTCCGCCGTATCGCTCGGATGGTGTAGCGCGTCGCCATCGCGATGTCACGTTCCGACGCGCCAGCCTCGATCATCGCATCGACACGCGCGCGCATCTGGGCAGCATGGCCAGTCGGGCCCAAGGGCAATTCGAGCCTCAGGCCCTTGATACCCATGGTCAGTTCGGCAGCAAGTGCACGGGCCAAGGCGACACCGATGAGTTTGCAAAGCCAGTGATCGCTGGGAGGTTCGGGCGGGATATAGACTTGAGTGCCGCCACGCGCCGCCGCGATCGCGAGGGCAGCATCTTCGCCCACTATGTCCGCGATTTCCTGCAGAATGCCCGGCAACCCACTCACGGCTTTTCTGCCTTACGCGCCATGGCACGCGCGTGGCCGTGGCGGCTATCTTCCTCCACTACGGTCACAACCACATCATCGCGAATGATGAACACCATCCCTTCCGCCAAGATGATGAACTCGCCCCCTCCCATGGCTGATCCGGCCTGAAATGCCCGATCGAGAGCCGAGGCCAGCATGGTGCGAATTTGTTCCACATCGATGATCCGTGCGCGTTGAAGCCAGCGAAACAGCGCGTGATCGGACACGCGCAGTTCACGACGGGCAGCGATCTTCTTCGCCATCAGTGAAACCACACGATGGCGAAGACGACACCAGCCCAGAACACCAGCAGGGCCGCCGCGAACAGCCGAATTTCCCGGATGCGGCGCATATGCCTCTGCCGGTCGGCGTTGCCGATCGCGGGCCGATCGTGCCAGTCGAGCGAGGGACCGAAATTGCGACGTTCGGTATAGCGCCCGTTCATGCCGCGTCTCCCGATCCCGAGGGGCCACCGAATGCGCGCAGCTTCTCGCCCAGCGCCTTCGCCAGGCGCTCGTAGTCGTCTGCCGTCCACGGCACCGCGCGCCCGTTTTCGATCCCGCACAGCTTCCAGGCCGCGTCGTGCAGCGCCCAAACCTGCGGCACCACACTCTTGTCTTTCAGCCTGATCAGGATCGCGTCGCACAGCGATGCTTGCAGCGCCAACGGCTCGAGGCGCTTGCCGGTTTCGCGATCATGCTGCAGCCATCCGCCGCGCTCGCCCATGCTCTTGAGCGCTTCGATCAGCCTGTTCGCGTCCGACTGCCGCGCCCATGCCAGCCGATCGCAACCCAGCTGCCGCTTGGCGAACGCTTCCAACGCCGCCTCGCTCGCATTGTGCACCACCCCCAGGTGGTGCAGCGAAATCCACAGCGCGCGGGCTTTGCGCGCCATCGGGTGCGTGGCGCCCTTGCTGCGCGGCAGCGGTTGAAAGCCCTTGCTCTTCATCCAGCCGAGAATGTTGTGAAGCTGGGTATCCGTGCAAGCGCGCAGGCTCATCTGTCCCGAAGCATCGAACACCGCTTGACGGTAATCATCTTCGTCGATCTGCAACTGCTGTCGCGCGATCTGGATTTTCGCGATCATCGATCGGCGGTTCTGACTGGAGGCATCAAATTGGGCACGATGTGCCATATTGATAACCGGTGTATGGAGATGGCGTTTCATATGATCCTCCACCCAAATATCGCAACAAACACACCTATCGCCGACGCAACGATAAGAGATGTCCCAAGTATCCGGTCGATGACCTGGGGTGCCCCCTGATCATCAACTTCATCCACCAAAACTGGCAGCGTCATGCTCTGGATACGTGCTGCCATCACTTCGACAGCTGTAATGATGGAGTCAGGATGGCATCGAGCCGTATCCCAATCGATCATTGTCGAGGTACGTGCGCCTGCCAGCGGCGTCGTAACACGGCCGACCACTTCCACCCCGACACCATTGATCTGCACCGAGATCTGGCGCTGTGGCATCGTCGCGGCATCAGCCATGACCGCCGCGCGGATCAGTTGCGTGATCATGCAGCACCCCCACGCATCGAGAGCTGCGACCAGGCCGCCTGCAAATCGTCCAGCGCCAGCGCCCGGCGTTCGCCCAACGCGATCATTTTTGCCAGTTCGACCGCAAAGGTAGCACCACGCAAACCGCCGGGGATTGTCGCGATCCGCACGATAAAGGCTACCAGGGCTTCGTCGTGGATGTCCCAGGCCGCTGCCAGAGCGATGGCATCGGCTTTGAGCGGCACGGGCCGGATCAGGCGCATCGACAGGCGGCTATAGAGCTGCGCGAACGCATCATCGCGGCCGCCACCTTCAATCCGCTTGAGCACCTTGATGTTCCCAAAGAACGCAATGCCAAGATCGGCCAGATCGTTCCACGACCTGATTTCCTCGATTGCCTTCTCGCTCAAGTGTTGGGCTTCGTCGATGATCAGCAGCGGCATATGCATGTTGCGCACCATCTCGCAAATCCGGAAGCTCAGCGCCTGGGGCGTGCCCTTCGGATTGCGTTCGCCAAGTGCGCGCAGCACCGCGATCTGCATGTTGTTCACACCAGCCGACGACGGCGTCATCGTCGCGCGGAACACGTTGGGATAGCAGGCGGTATAGTAGGTGCTGGTCTCAGTCTTGCTGCAACCAGCACCCGTCGCGGCGACCACCACGCGGCCCCGCTTTGCCCAGTGCAGCAACTGGGTCAGTTCCTTTGTCGTCTGGGTTTCATAGAACGGCGGAAGTTCCGGCAGTTCCACAGCCATGCTGGCTTGCTGGTTGAGCTGCTGGCGATAACGGAACACCGCATCGGCCAGCTTCTTCTCATCACCAGCATAGCCCTTTGTGCTGCCGAACTGGGTCAGCGTTCCGGCAGGGATACCCACGCGCTTGGAGAGTTCTGACCAGGTGAAACCGGTCGACACGCGATGCTCCATCAACCAGGAACGCATCTCCTCGATATCGATGGGCTGTGCGCTGGGGTCATTCATGATATCAAACTCCTGTCTCTCTTTGTGGGACAGGCGGCGCGGGGAGAGTTTCCTAGGCTGGCCCCGCGCCGCCCTTTCAATCCACCACTCTCAGATGACTGAGCGCAGCGAATACCTTGGCCTCGTGAGCTGGCGGTTCGGGGGCCGCTTGCACAGCCTTGATCGCAGCAACGCTGCCGCGATGGCGCACTGGGCGCACCACTTGCAGCTCGGGCATGATTGGTTCGGGGGATGCGGCCTGCACTGCTGCCACCTGGGCAGCGGTCAACAGGTCTTCAGCTTCGGCTGCATCCCGGATTTTCTTGCGATACTCCGCTACGCGCTTGGCCGTAGCCTTGGCCTCGGCAGCATCCAGAAATTGCACGTCTCCCAGCAGTTGCGCCGTGCACAGATAGTGATCACCCTGGTCGTAGAGATGCACATCGCACAGCAGGTTATCTGGGTCGAACCGCACCGTTACGCGCTGGCCATGAAGCCGGCCGCATTCGGGTGACCAGTACCGGTTGCCGAACAATCGCACTTCGCCAGTGCGAGCATCGATCCGCCTTTGCTCGCCCGCCAGCAGTGCCTTGCGCATATGCTCGGGCGTCGCCTTGCCGATCGGCGCCACGGCATAGGATTCGGCGAACACATCGTCGAAGCTGCGGCCTCGCGCCGTTTCGGTGCGGCGTCCGACCTTGGCGTTGTGGTCTGCGATCCCCTTGTCAACCTGGGCCACGAACTCGCCCCATTCCACAGCCCGGCTGCCATAGTTTTCCGGCTTCGCCATCGGGTTGTTACCCACATAGGCCCCGGCAAACGCCGGATGCTTGGCGATCCTGTCGCACATGTCGCGAAAGGCTCGCTCGATCGGCTTGGACTGGCCTCGATAAGGTGTCGCCCAGTGTATTTGGATGCCCAGGCCGACCAATAGGCCGGTTGGGTCCTCTTCGCGCACCTTGAACCGGAAACGGGTGTTGGCTCCTCCCGTGATCCACTTGCTGGCAAAGGCCCGCCCATTGTCGAACACGCATTCCTTGGGAATGCCCCAGGTCTGAAACAGGTCGGCAAAGCACAGGCGTGTCTGCATGGCCGATTCCTCGCCGCCTATGCGCCAGGCCAATACCTTGCGGCTGTAGATATCCTGGATCGTCACCATGATCGGGCGGATGATCCGGCCATCGCCGGTCTTCACGAACACGTCGAACTTATGGCCGTCGATGTTGACGACTTCCATTGCGTGCAGGTGGGCCACGGTGCGGCGCTGGGCCGGAATCGAGCGACGGAGGGCCTCGCTGCCGTGGCGTCGGAACAGCAGCACGCGCGGATCGATCTCGCGCTCGGCCTTGCGGCGCAGCGACCGTTCGGACGGCATCCGCAGCCCCCGTTCCTTGGCAATCGCAGCTGTCCGGTCATAGCAGCTGGTCATGGTCGGGGCTTCCAGCCGCAGGTAATCGCTCAGGAAGATGCGCCACAAATCTTCGTCGATATCTGCCTCGCGCCCACCGCCCTTGCGCTGCGGCGCCAGCGCAGGAAGCCGGTGATGTGGGGCCACGCCCTCTACCAGCTTGAGCCAGTTCCAGATCGTCTGGGCGCTCTTGCGGTGCTCATGTGCCAGAGCTGTGACCGCCAGCGTGCGTGACAGGCCAGATTGAAGCAGCGTATCGAACTGGGCGATGACCCGCGCGCGTGCTTCGGCCTCGGCCTTCACCGCGCCACTCTGGAGGTCATACCAGCGCCAGCTGGCAGCCATCTGATCCTCGGCTGTGACCAGCACGGTTTCGCCGATCTTGCGACCCAGCTCGATCCGCGCTGGGCCGGGCAACAGCGACACATGGAATTCCAGGCCGCCGCCGCGCGCCTCACGCGGCCGGGCCAGTGGATTGCCCATTTTGTCATGCTGGATCAGCCAGCGCGATGCGCGGGCATGGCGGTTCATGGCGCGTTTGTCGTGCGGCACGCCGGGTAGTTGCAGCTGCGCCAGCTCGGCCGCCGTGAACCACTCGCGCGGCTCGGCCTGATCGGCGAGCGTCGCGGCGGTTTCTGGTGTGGTGCGTGCCGGTTGCATCACAGGAATCGATCCCCTCGGATAAGCGGCGCAGTGGCCGAAATTTTGCGACGTTCTTCTTCGAGCATCGCCATCGCGCGCTCGATCTGGCCTAGTCTGGCCGTCTTCACTTCTTCACCGATGAGCAGCGCTGCACCGATCTCGCGCATCAGCGGATCGAGCAGGTCATGCCGCTGGGTCACAGCCACCAGCGCAAGAAAACGCGACATGGGCACCTTGTGCTGGTCACGCGCAGGGCTTGAATAGGCATCCAGCATCGCGCGGCTGACTTCCTCGTCCAGCAGGATGCTCATTTCCGCCGCGAGCAGTTCACGTGGGCGGGAATCACTGTTGAGCATCGCGCCCACACATCGGGAAATGCGCTGTTCCAGACCGGCAAGGGCCGCTGCTCCCGTCGCCGGTACAGGCGCGGTGAAGGCAAAGCCCAACTGGTCGGGATGCGCACGCGCTTTAGCCACGGCACGATGCCCCTGCCTGCCGCCAGCTCGGATCGTAATAAGCCTCAGGCGTGAAATCGATCGGCCGGTCGCCACTGGCCGGATACACCCAGGCATCGCCATTCCAGCGCACCAGAGCCATCACCGCATCTGCCTTGACCAGCAGAGAATCGCCATGCCGTGCCGCATCATCGATCGGACGCCATTGCAGCACAGGTTGATGCTCGCCGCTCATTGCATTGTCCCATGCCACTGGATCATCTGCATGGCGTCTGTCGGTGCCATGCGCTCGGAAACATGAGCCGCAAGCGCAATGATTATCAGGCTCAGCAAGAGCGCGACGATTCCGAACAAATTGAGGATTGCGGTAACGAGGCCCTTCATGGCTCAATCCCTCATCATCCATGGCGCGGACCATGCCGAAAATTCAGTCGGCACACGGTCCAGAGGCTCAAGAGTTTCTGTTGGCATCTGTGCGGTCGTGCCGCACACTAGGCGCCGTGCGCGCTTTTCCGCGCGCAATTGGCGCTCGGCCTCCTTCGGCGTGCACCCAAGGCGCAGGGCAAGCTCGAAAGCTTCCCGATGCGCCCTGTAATGCTCAGCCAAGGAGACGCTGCCCGACATCAGCAGCCCGTCCGCTTTTCTTCCGCGGAGAAACGCTCCTTCATGATCGCATCGCGAAGCGCGCGGCTTCCCGCTTCCATGGCGCGCCGATACGTATCATCCGGTCCCGTACCGTGGCACAGGGTCGAAATCCGGCGGCGAACGTATTCAACCGTCAGTTTCATCATTTTAGCGATTTGAAGGGCTTGATATCCCTGTTCATGCAGATCGATGATCTGCTGCTCACGCGTTGTGATCATCACGCTACTCCTTCGATAGGCGCGATATGGCCAGCGCTCAGCGCGGGCAGCCAGATCGTGCGGGTGAAGCCGGAAGCGGTCGGACGCGTCTTGTCCCAAACCACCCAGCAGTAATCGATCATACCGCCGCGATAGGCGCGACCGGCCATGGCCTCGATCATGTCTCCCGGCGGCATCGATGGGCGCTCGCACAGGTGCAGAACCGCCAATGGCGGATAATCGACCATGAACAGGCGAAACCGGCCCTTGCTGGCCAGCCACTTGTTGGGCACCAGCATGCAAACGCGTCGTGTTGCCAGCCACAGCGCCTGCCGGGCAAAGGCCTCGGCAATGCCTTTGATGTAGCTGTACGGCGGGTTGCACACGATTGAGCAGGGCCGCTGCATCGGCGTGCGCTCGCGCTCAAGGAAATCTGCGCTGAAGAACTGGGGCCGCAGATAATCCGCCATGTGCTCGAAATCAGCCCAGGCCACGCGGTTGACGATGTCCGACAGCCACACGTCGAAGCCCGCCTCGACGAATGGCCCCGCGACATGGCCGAAGCCTGCGGCCGGGTCCCAGATGATTTCTCCGGTATCCAGTTCCTGCGCGAAACCGCCCAGCGCCTGGAACAGTTGCCAAGTCTCCCAGCCCTGCTCGACATACCAGTCGTAGGGATGGCGCTTGGAGTGGCGGCCAGATGAAATTTCACCGCGCATCAGCGCTCTCCTGGCTGATGGGCGCGCGCGCCTCTTGGCGCAATTTCTCAATGGCCGGATCGAACCGCTTCTTGAGGCGATCATGCAACATCACCAGGCGCTGCCGTAACACCCGCACTTCCAGGCGCTGCGCCTTCGGAAGGCAGGGGAACATTTCGTCAATCCGTCTGATCTGAATGCCCAGCGCATTGATGACACTTTGCGTTTCAAACAGATCGAGCGTGGCGAAGGTGCTACCGCGCTTCATTGTGTGCACTCCCTTCAATGCCGAACAAGGCGCTCTGAACCACGCCGCAGGCATCGTGCAGGGTGTCGTCATCGATCTCGTTCTCGCCCGTCAGGAGCGAAGTGAGCACATGGAAAGCCGTCTTGAGCGCGGGCGTCGCCGGTCCAGCCGCTTCCTCGCCCAGATCGCGGCTAAGGATGTCGCGCAGTTGCCGCTTCACTTCGGCATTCTTCAGCCCCTGCACGATCTGCGGCAGATACCGCTTCTGCTGAGGAGCCGTCAGACGACCGAGGTTACCGACAACGGCCGACAGCGCTTTTTCGTCTTTCGTTGGTGCTCGCCCGGCAGGCACATCCACGCCTGCCAGGATGCGCGCATCGTCGGCGCCGATCTCGGGATCTGCCAACAGCGCTTCGATCACGCGGCGGCGATCTGCTTCCTCGCGCACTTGGGCAATTGCACGCAGTTGCGCTGCGTTTTCGCCCACCACAGGGTGTCGGCTCAATGGCTCGATCAGATCGCCAAACGGCTCGATAATCAGGCGGAAAAGTTCGAGGTCACGATGGATCGAGCGACGCGACATGCCGAGAGCTTCACCCACCGACTCTTCCCAGCCGTATACGTGTGCCACGGTGGCACACGTATCATCGACTTCCTCAGTCAGCGCTTGATCAGGGCGCATCTGGTGGGCTTTGACCTTCTCCCAGCGCGCCTTGATGGCCAGCTTTTGCTGGGCGAGGCTGCCATGTTCACGCGCGATACGCTGTTGCGCTGCTTGAACCAGCGCAGCCGTGAATTTCGCGCGCTCGATCGGTCCGAGAGGGCGACGGTGCAGGTTCTCCGACGCTTCCAGATCCGCAAGGTCTTCGGGCTTTCCAGAAACCTCGACCGCAAACACCTGGATACCTTCCAGTCGGGCACCGACCAAGCGATGCATACCGGTCACAAGGCGCCATGGCTGCGCCTTGCTTTTGGACTGCGCCACCACCTTGATCGGGTCACGCTGACCATCCACGGCCATAAGCCGGCCGATCGCGGCGGCCTTGTCCTCATGCAAAAAGCCGATGCGCTTCCCTTCATCGACGGTGTTGGGATCAAGGGCAAACAGCTGGGCGTTCGAAAGGATGCTCATTTGCGGCGCTCACTTAGACGATGCGCGGCAACGGCGCGGGCGATACGCTTCTCTTCGTCGGCAACGGTGCCGGCTTCGATGTCAGGAGAAGTTGGATGACGATGGCGCTGCAGAGCCGGATTGAGGCGCTCGAACACCTCATCTTCGCCCATATCGTTGCGGTCGGCAGGGCTATGGATGGGATACTTGAAGCGACCGTTGAGCAAACCGACGCATTTGCTGATCAGGCGGTAGAAGATGGAGAATTTGCGATGGCGAGGCGCCTGCAAACTTTGGTTGATACCCTCCGCATCGCTAGCAATATTGCTGAAAAGAGTTGATCCCGTTGCGTGCTGGCGACGGTATGCAGAGACTCGGCGGGCGATAGCTCGCTCGACGGTGATTTCTCCCGGTTCGCTCATGATGCGACCCGATGCGAATCACGCTTGGGCTTTTGCCGAGAGAGATCGCGCAAGGCTTCATAGAGCTTCTCGATCAAGCGCATATTCGCACCGATCGGCTCCGGATTGCCCAAGGTGCGCTTCCACCGGCTGAAGGTTGTCGGGTGCACACGAGCGTGCATGCAGATCCGGCGAATGGAGAGGTTCGCGTCTCGCGCTCGTCTCTCGATGTCGGCAATGACGGCTTGTTGATCCATACGCTATGGCTAATCTGCAATATTGCTAATTGCAATAGCAATATTGCAGATCGTCGCCTTTAGCGATTTTGCTAATGGTGAGGTATGAATGGCCTTGAACAAGACCAACACCTTCTTAAGGCTCTCAGTGTGTTTGCGGGGCTCCCGCCCTCGCGTCTCGCGTCTGAGGCAGGGCTCGCAGCAACAACCATTCTGCGGCCTTTCAATGGCACTGCGACCTCGCGCTTAAGTGCCCCCACTATCGAAAAGCTGAAGGCTCAATTCCCGGATTTTCCCGGTTGGGGAGATTTTACCTCACCATCGAATCTACCAGCGGATGGCGCAAAGCGCAGGATTACCGCTGATGGAATGGTCGATGTCCGTCAGATCGATTTGCGCTTTGGCCTTGGCGGTGTCATCATGGATAGCGAGATCGTGGAAGATCAGGCAGAAACCATGTCGTTTCCTATCGCATGGTTGCGGATGATAACCACGAGCCCAACAGATATGCTCTATTGGGCCCGCGGGATGGGCAACTCCATGGAACCTGCAATAGGTGATGGTGATGTCATTCTGATTGATCGGTCGCAGTTCGATGTAGGTTTTGGTGACCTCTATTGGGCAATATCATATGGCCAAATCGGTATGATAAAGAGATTGCGGCCCATGCCTGATGGCGGAGTAAAGATACTCTCAGACAATCCTGCAGTGACCCCAGAAACAGCATATGACGGTGAGCTGCATGTGTTCGGTAGGGTCGTTGCGGTGGTGAAACGCCTATGA